GTGTAATGGCTTTGGGAATGGGAACTGCTGCTGCAGAAGACAAGTCAGTCAAGGGAATGGAAGGACTTCTCTCTATCGCAGATAAGATTGCAGCGGCTATGGCAGGACGAAAGCAACCCGCAGTACCCTTCACGATTGAAAACGAATCCAAATGACAGCTTCCACAGACACCCCCGCAATCCAACTCACTGCTGACCTCATTGAAGGGTTCGCCCTTGCCTACCTAGCTCCACAGTTTGATGGGACTGCTTCCACACCTCAGTTCCATCGGGATTGTTGGAAGCTGTACTGTAGCGAAACTCTGCAAGCAGGTGTAGCCGCCCCACGGGGACATGCGAAAAGTACTGCCCTCACCACAGTCTACATGCTTGCGGAGTGCCTTTTCAGGACTGCTGACTATGCCATCCTCGTCAGTAGCAATGAGGAAATGGCGATTGAACTCCTTGGCGATATCACGCGGGAACTCACTGACAACGAGGAACTCATCTCTGACTTTGGTGTGGAATGTTTCCTGACCTCAGCTAAAACTGATATTATCGTAAAGATGACTGATGGACACCAATTCCGAATCATCGCTCGTGGCAGTGGGCAGAAGATGCGCGGACGGAAGTGGATGGGAAAGCGTCCAGGCTTGATTGTCTGTGATGATCTGGAAGACGATGAGCAGGTTGAGAACAAAGAACGACGGGACAAGTTCCGTCGCTGGTTCTATCGAGCATTGATGCCAGCCCGCCGCAAAGGGGGTCGCCTTCGTATCCACGGAACTATCCTGCATGAAGATGCACTGCTTGCCCGTATGATGAAGGATAAAACCTGGGACACTCTCTTTTATCGGGCTCACGCAGGCTTTGATGATTTCTCTGATATTCTCTGGCCCGCTCGCTTTGATGAAGCCTACTTCCGAGGGATTCGCCAGAGCTTCATCGAGCAATTCGACAGCAGTGGTTACTCACAAGAATACCTGAATGACCCATTTGATAATTCCGAAGCCTTCCTGCGTAAGGATGACTTCCTGGAAATGTCAGGTGCCGATGAGGAAAAGGAAAAACGGATCTGCGTTGGAGTGGATTTCGCTATCAGCAAGAAGGACAAAGCGAACCGCACAAGCTTCACGGTAGGTGGGCAGGACAACAGTAACTTCATCCACATCATTGACGAGCATGTAGGTCGCTGGGACTTACTAGAGATTATCGAAGTTATGTTTGATCTTCAAACTCGCTATGAACCAGAGACCTTCTTCGTGGAGGATGGAGTAATCTGGAAAGCAATTTCCCCTGTACTATTCCAAGAGATGACTGCCCGCAACCTCTTTCTAGGGATTGAGACTCTCCTTCCAATCAAGGATAAAAAGACACGGGGACGAAGTCTGCAAAAGCGGATGAAGGCTGGAGCCATGCGATTCCACAAAGCTAGTACATGGTATCCAGGTTATGAAGCGGAACTCCTGAGGTTCACTGGTGATAGTGATGCAGTACTCGATGACCAATTCGATTCCACCGCTACCCTCAGCCTAGGTTTTGACAAGCTTGCTTTGCTGAATGAGGAAACTTTTATGGATGATGATGAAATTTACAGGAGACGTACCGACCGTGTTGACGGACAGGGCAGAAATAAGCATACTGGCTATTAAATTTTATCTACCAGAGGAAGTATAATGCACAACGTAAACGAACAAAGCAAAAAGGAGACTTCGGATATGCCGAAGCTGCGCTTTTCAACGCTTGTGTCCGAAGCAAATCTGGCTACAAAACTCTCAGAAGATTACCTAGTCACACTTGGTCGGGAGGTTGTAGATGGATATAATGCAGATTGCAACTCCAGACAGGAATGGGAAATTCGTACAGCCGATTCAATCAAGCTCGCTTTGCAGGTCGTGGAGGATAAAAGCTTTCCTTGGGCTAACTGCAGTAATATAAAATTCCCACTGGTGACCATTGCCGCTTTACAATTCCTGGCTCGTGTGAGTATCCTGACCAAGGGAAAGAACATCGTTAAGACTGATGTATTGGGAGCTGATCCGACTGGAGATGAAGCCGCACGTAGTCGCAGGATTTCCGCCCACATGAGTTATCAACTGGTGGAAGAAGACACAGGCTGGGTGGATGATGATGAGCGTGCGAAGTTTGCCGCGAGTATCGTAGGCTGTAGCTTCAAAAAGACTTACTTTGACCCAATCGAAGGGGTGAACATCAGCTGCCACGTACCCGCAAGCAAGTTTGTTGTGGACTACTACACACGTGACCTGAACAAAGTGAATCGTGCTACTCATGTGCATGACTTTACTGAAAACTACCTGACAGAACAATCTCGCAGAGGTTTGTTTCTGGACTGTGATATCGACAGTGCCAACCCTACGCTCAACTTACTTCAGCAAACAGCAGATGAAGCACAAGGCGTACGAGCACCTGCAAATGATCTGATCTCTATTTGTGAAGTGTTGGAACAGCACACTTGGCTTGACCTAGATGGTGATGGTTACAAAGAACCCTACATTGTGTTTGTGCAAGCTCGCACTGCTAAGGTACTTCGGATTGTCAGCCGCTTCTTGGATCAAGGTGACGTCTACCGCAAAAATGATCAGTTGATTCGTAGGCTGGAGACTGACTCAATGGATGCTGTGGACACTCCTGAAGTAGCCGCACAGTATAAAGCGAAGATCAAGCAGCTGCGAGAAGCAAAAGACAACATCATCCTGAGAATTGTTCCTCAGGCTTTCTTTACTAAGATTCCTTTTATCCCTAGTCCTGATGGGGGCTTCTACGATCTTGGTCTTGGTACCTTGCTCGGACCGACAAACGCTTCAGTCAATAGCATCATTAATCAGCTTATCGACAATGGTACGATGAAGAATACTGCGGGCGGGTTCCTCGGTCGTGGGGTGAAGATGAAAGGCGGCAAGACAAGCTTTGACCCATTTGAATGGAAACCTGTTGACAGCAACGGGGATGATCTGCGGAAGAACATTGTGCCGCTTGTAGTCTCTGAGCCAAGTGTCGTGTTGTTTCAACTCTTGGGCATGCTTGTAAGCTATGGCGAACGCATTAGTGGTGCTACTGACATTATGTCTGGCGTAGCTCCTGGGCAGAACACTCCTGCAGAAACAAGCCGTAATACAATTGAACAGGGGATGAAGCTCTTCAGTGGTATCTACGGTCGTATGCACCGAGCTTTTCGGGACGAACTTCGGAAAATCTATGTCCTGAATCAATTGTATTTGGAAGACAGTGCCCACTACTATGACCTGACCAGCGGGAAAGGAGCAATGATTGGGCGCAAGGATTACCTGAAAAACGACGTGAAGGTTCGCCCTGCCGCTGATCCTGCTGCAGTAAGTGAAACTCAACGCCAACAACGAGCTGCTGTTGTAATGCAAGCGGCTCATGGAAATCCTGGCTACAACCTCTATCAGGTTAATGTGGACTTCCTCGAAGCTCATGATGTGCCGAATATTAGTCAGGTATTACCAGACCCGAACGGGGAACATGCAATTCCAGCTCAACCGAATCCAAAAATAGAACTGGAAAAGGCGAAGTTAGAACTTGCTAAAGCAGAATTTGAACTTGAAAAGCAGTCTATGCTGATTAAGTTCCAACAGGAAGCTCAATTGAATGTAGCTAAGATAGCTGAACTACAGGCAAAGGCTTCAAAAGAATTAGCAGAAGCTGATGGAGTACAAGTCCAACAGCAAATTTCTGCTATAAACGCCCAAATTGGTGCAGCTCATTCGCATCAACAAAGCATACTCAGTGCTATTGAACTAATCCATAAATCTATGGAACACAGACAGAAGGTTAAGGAACACAATGACAATTCTACTCAAAGACAGACTGGAATGGATAGACCATCCAGTGACCAAGGAGCTAGTGCAGAAGCTGGAAGCACTGGCGGAGGAAGCCAAGTCCAATTGGGCTAGTGGCGGGCATCAGAAAGATACGATGGAAGCGACTGCTATCGCAAATGCAAAGGCTCTCGGAGCTGTGCAGATGTTGTATGGCGTTATCCAAGGAATCACAGAACCAGCTGAGGAAGAATAATCATGAGTGAAGCTAGAGCAGGATACTCCCAAACACCAGAAGAAGTTCTGGAAACTTATCTAAAGCAAGCGGGTGCAGCAAAAGAACCTGCAAAAGGAGCTGCAGGTTGGCGTGGGGTCAAAGGACCTCAGGCAAGCAACAAAAGCGGCTTCTCTGCAACTGGTCATCGCTTGTTGCTAGAACCTGAAGCTACAGAGACTGTAACTGAAAGCGGAATTGTTCTGGCAAGCAAGACCGTGGCTCAGGACAAAGCCCGCTGCGTTTGGGCAACAGTTATTGAAATCGGGCATGATGCTTGGTCAGATAAATCCACAGACTTTTGCGAAGTCGGGGATAAGGTTCTTGTCGGGGAATACACAGGGAAGTTCCACACTAGTCCAGTGGATGGGAAAGAATATCGGTTCATTAATGATCTGGATGTGATTACCCCATTGAGGGCAGTTTAGTTTTATTTCTTGCGTGCGTTACCACGTTGTAACACGCGCAAATAACATACAATAGATAGGGTACTGAAATGAGTGAAGCAGAAAACATCAATGACACTTCTGGTGAAGGTGAGCAACCTCCTGCAGGAGCTGCCCCACAGGAACGGAATATAAGTCCAGAGACAGACATGCTTGCAAGAGCGCAAGGATGGCGACCGCAGGCAGAATACACAGGTGACCCAGACAAATGGGTTGAGGCTGACCTGTTCGTTGAACGTGGGCGGAACTTCAACAGCAAGCTCAAGGCAGACCTAGCAGCAGTTCAGAAAGAACTTGCTACCTTCAAAGGTACTGCAGAAGCTTTTGCTAAGTTCCACAAAGAAACAATGGCAGCCAAAGATAAAGAATTTGATGCCGCCATTCGCACCTTGCGCTTACGAAAAGCAGAAGCATCGGGCGATGGTGAACATGAAACTGTGCTGACAATCGAAGACCAGATTGAAACAATACAGCAAAAGAAACAAGAACTGAAGGCAGAACTTTCAGCTACTGTCCCACCTGCCACTACTGAAGTTCACCCTATCTTTGCGGAGTGGGTAGCAGACGGCAATGAGTGGTTTAACAATGACCCTAAACTCCGTCAGTACTCAATGCTTGTTGCACAGGAATTTCGGGATTCTGGTGACACTACCCAAGGACGTAAGTTCATGGATAAGGTAACTGAAAAGATGAAAGAGGAATTCCCAGCGAAGTTCGGGAACCCCAATCGCCTACGTCCAGGAGCTGTTGCAGCTGGGTCTGCTTCTGCTGCTTCGGCAGGCAAGTCCGAGCGCGATCTTCCTGCAGTCGATCGTGAGTTGATGAACAAATTCGTAAAAGATAAGCTGATGACAAAAGAAGCTTTTCTTAAAGATTACTTTTCAAGAGGTTAAGCCATGTCTATAGTTACTTCCAGTAATGAAACCGTCAGCCCAGAGTTTGATAATCGTAGTGCAGCTGACGTTCGCCGAGATCGCATTGCAGCCAAAGCAGAAGAAGCCGCAGCTGCTGCCCGTAGCACGTCCGAGCGAAAAGAAGCACCCCGTAGCCGTAGAAGTTCTCTTGGAGGTCCGACACTGAAACTAAACGTGTATGGAACTGTTGAGGGCTTTCACTTATACTGGGAAAATGATGTTGATGCAAAAATCCAGCAACTTTTGCAAGAGGGCTTCGAGTTCGTCGATCCCAAAGAGGTTGGCATGGAAGACAGGGTAGTGTTAGATGGTGACATCAGCAACAAAGTAAGTAAATTTGTAGGAACCAAGGAAGATGGGAAGCCAATGCGAGCCTACCTGATGAAGTGTCCTTTAGATATTTGGGAAGACATACAGCATGACATTGCAGACCTTACGGCAAGCCGTGACAGTGCAATTCGAGCTTCAGCTGAAACACCTGGGGCAGATCGCTACAAACCGAAAGGCTATGATAGTGAGCTGAAAACAGGGCGAAGATAAGCTCATCAGCAACAGCAGCAGTAACATTTAAATCTGTAGGGAGGAAACTCCCTGCTTCTTTTTCTTTTCTTAAAGGACATAGCAAATGCCTAACTTGAACGCCCCTCGCGGTTTCGTTCCTTCTCGCTATCTTGATGGTTCGAGCTGGAATGGAGCTGCTAACACTTACTACATTGATCAGGCTGATACTAACATCATGTCTCCAGGCGATGCGGTAAAATCCTCAACCCTAACTGACATCAATGGTGTCCCTGGGATTACTAAAGCTCTTGGAACTGATACAGTTCGAGGGGTAATTATCGGTTTCATGACTGCCCCTTGGTATGGGAATACCTTTTCTGGTACAAACTTGGACTTAACCTTGCAGAATATTCCTGCAACTAAGACGAAGTCCTATTATGCCTTGGTTGTAGATGACCCTTCAATGGTTTTTGAGCTTCAGGACAATGGCTTGTCTGTGATCGCGTCTACAAGCATGAATAAGAACTTCACTTTCACAGTGGCGAACCCAACCGCACCTGCAGTGAACTCTGCAACTGTCTTGCTGAACTCCTCAGTCGGAACTGCCAACACGCTAAACTTACGCTTAATCGGCGCAATGCAGCGTGATGATAATGACCGCACCTCGGTCAATGCAAAGTGGCTTGTTCGCTTCAATCAACATGAACTCATGGGCGGGACTGCTGGCGTTTAAGCTAGTCTTCTCAACCTTCCTAAACTAAAAAGAGGTGTAAAAATGGCTGGAATTATGAATACAAGTAGCTTTCCCAAGGGTCTCTGGCCTGGCGTGAAATCTTGGTGGGACAGTGCTGCAAAAGAATCAGTGATGTTTCATGAAATGATGTATCGCAAAGAGAGTTCTGATCAGAACTATGAAGAATATGTCCAAGCTGTTGGTCTTGGTATTGCTCCTCGTAAGCCTGAAGGACAACCAATCTCCTTTGATTCGATGCAACAAGGTTTTGTGACTCGTGGTACTAATGCTGCTTACGCATTGGGTATTATCACAACTCATGAAGAACTGAAAGATAATAAATATCTGAAGTTGACCAAGACTCGCGTGGA